ACTAAAGGAGCAACATGGCGCAGGATGAGGCACTGGCTTTCGACCAGACCGAACTTCGTGCGCTATTTCGCGCTTTGAAAGCGATGGATGATGAGGGGCAAGCCCAAGCGAAAGAAATATCCGGCGGGCTTGCTTCTTATCTAAAAGATAAAATTACAATTACTGCTCGCGGTCGTGGGCAAGATTCAAAAGCCGCTACTCGTATTGCTGAGGGTAGCCGTGTTAAGAAGTCATCAAAAATTGGCGAGCTATCCATTGGCTTTGCTAGCCAGCGTTTCTCAGGTGGTGGTACGACCCAAATGCTTTGGGGTGGCAACGAATTTGGATCTAATAAATATAAGCAGTTCCCTGTTTGGTCAGGCCGTGAGGGTCGTGGCTCTAAGGGTTGGTTTATTTATCCAACACTACGCAAAGAGCAACCTTACATAGTTAAAGAATGGGAAGCAGGCTTCGCTAAGATAGCAAGAAAGTGGGATAGTTTCTAATGGCTGCAGCATCGAGAACATTAACGCTTAAACTTCTTGCTGATATTGATAATTTCCAAAAGAACTTAGCAGTCGCAGATGCCAATACTTCTGGCTTCTCTAAGCAAGTAGAAAAGTTTGGCGCAGCCGCTAAAGCTGCCTTTGCCGCAGCCGCCGCAGCAGCAGCCGCTTATGCCGTTAAATTGGGCGTTGATGGCGTTAAAGCGGCCATAGAAGACGAGCAGGCACAAGCACAACTAGCTCGCACCTTACAGGCCGCCACAGGGGCTACAAACGTTCAAATAGCCGCGACTGAGAAATACATTAGCAAGATGCAACTAGCCACTGGCGTTGCAGACACAGATTTGAGAAGCGCGCTATCTCGCCTATCGCTATCTACAAATGATTTAAGCAAGTCACAAGAATTATTATCGCTTGCACTTGATATTAGCAAGGCTCGCGGTCTATCGCTTGAAAGCGTATCTAATGCACTAGGTAAGGCCTATGACGGCCAGATGACTTCTCTTGGTCGTTTAGGTATTGGCTTATCTGCAACTGAACTTAAAGGCAAGTCATTTACCGAAGTTCAGCAGCGCCTGAGTGATTTATTTGGCGGTGCTGCAACTCGTAATGCTGAGACTTTTCAAGGCAAAATCGACATTATGCGCCAGCGATTTGCTGAGTTCCAAGAATCAATTGGTAGCGCAGTCATTCCAGTCTTGCTCAAACTATTTGAGTTTATCGACACCAAACTAGCACCAGCGTTTCAGTGGCTAAAGGTAAATGCTATTGATCCTGTTGCTAATGCAATCATGCGCAACAAGGATGCTTTCCAAGCATTTGGCGATATTATTGCAACCTATGTGGTGCCATTATTAGGCGGTGCATTATTGGGTGCTTTGAAGTTAGTGGCAAACCTAGCTGCAAGCGTTATAGATATTTTAGGCAATGTCGCTAAGGGCATTACAGTATTAGTCAATGGCGCTATTACAGGAATTAACGCTTTAATCACCGCCTACAATGCAATTCCATTTCTACCGAACATTTCAAACATTCCTAAAGTATCTGCACCAACAATTAACGTGCCTAAAGTTTCGACTAGCTCTGTCGGCGGTGGCTCATCAGGAATTACTATTTCGTCAGTTCCTACTATTAGCACTCCAACCACAGGCGGTGGCTCATCAGGCGGAACCGCCGGCACGACAAGCAGCCCAACTATTGCAGCAGGTGCCAAACCATTCTCAACACCAATGAGCATCAGTAGCCAAAACCCAATAGTCATAAACGTATCTGGCGCTATTGATCCAGAGGGAACCGCTCGCACAATCGTAAATACTCTTAACTCTAGCTTTTATCGTGGTACTGGCGGAGCAGGCGGTTTGGTTGAGTGAGCGATTTTAAGCCTATTTGGCAAGTCACTATTGATGGAGTTAATTACACAAATTACATTCTCTCAGATTTAACGATTAGCTCTGGCCGAACAAACATTTATGAGCAGGCCTACGCTGGCTATTGCAATTTAACTCTTATTAACTTAGACCAATCGCAGGTTGCTATTGATATTCAAAACGCAATCACTATTTCTATTAAAGATTCTAATGACGATTTTGTACCTATTTTTGGCGGCGAGATTGTAGATATTGGCATTACAGTTCAAACCGCTTCGCAGGTAGCGCTTACCCAGTCAATTAACATTTTAGCAGTGGGCGCTCTTGCTCGCCTGCCCAAAGCCTTAACCAATGGAGTTTTAAGCAAAGCTCTTGACGGGGTTCAAATTGAAAGCATTTTGCGAGAAGTCCTATTTAACACTTGGAGCGAAGTTCCATCTTCTACAACTTGGGCTAATTACACTGCCGGAGTTACTTGGGCTAATGCCGAGAATAGCGGCGTTGGAACCATCGATACCGGAAACTACGAATTAGCTGCTAGATCATCAAGTCGCATCGATGTATATTCTTTGGTCAGCGCGCTTGCCACTTCTGGACTTGGCTATCTATATGAAGATGCATCAGGTCGTATTTCTTATGCTGATTCAACCCATCGCACAAATTATCTTGCTACAAATGGTTACACCGAAATTAGCGCAAATAAAGCCTTAGCGCGTGGGGTTAGTATTCAAACTCGTTCTGGCGATGTCCGTAACGAGGTTACTGTGGCTTACCATAATGGCGGCGAGGCAACCGCAAGCGATGCCGCTTCTATTGCTACTTACGGCCAAATAGCGCAAATTTTTCAAACTTCCCTTGATAAAGCAGCCGATGCACAAGACCAAGCAGAGTTCTATTTATCATTACGCTCTCAGCCACAAGCTAATTTTAACGCTCTTACTTTTGAACTAACTAACCCTGAATTGACTAATGCCGAACGAGATGCGCTTATTAATGTATTCATGGGCTTACCTGTATCCATAACTGATTTGCCGCTGAATATGGTATCTGGCCAATTCTTAGGCTTTGTTGAGGGTTGGACATGGCGAGCAGGTTTTAATCAATTATCTTTAACCATTACTGCATCACCAATCGCGTTTAGCTTACAAGCTATGCGCTGGAATGATGTGCCAATGGTTGAAACGTGGGCAACAGTTTCACCAACTTTAGATTGGCAAAATGCTACAATAGTAGCCTAGAAAGGAAAATTATGGCAAACCCTACTACAAACTTTGGCTGGCAAATGCCAACTTCGACTGACTTGGTCACAGACCTGCCAGCAGATTTTGAGGTATTTGGTCAAGCCGTTGATACATCTTTGGCTGAATTAAAAGGTGGCACGACTGGACAAATCTTGTCTAAAACTTCCGCAACAAATATGGATTTCACTTGGATTGACAATTCACCGCCAACAAATAGCGTATTAAATGCTCCATTGGAAGTTACAAATATTTCAGCAACTGCTGCAACTGGAACAATAAATGTAGAAGTAGGCTCATTAGGTTCAGTTTGGTATTACACAACAAACGCCAGTGCCAACTTTACTTTGAATTTCAGAAAATCATCTAGTGTTACGCTTGCTTCACTTTTGTCCGTTGGGCAGTCGGTCACGATTGTTTTCTTAAATACTAATGGAGCAACTGCCTATTATCCAAGCGCGATTCAAATTGATGGATCATCGGTCACGCCAAAATGGCAAGGCGGCGCAGCTCCGACATCTGGAAATGCAAATTCAATCGATGCTTATACATTTACAATTTTAAAAACTGCTGCAACTCCAACTTATGTCGTTTTGGCTAATGTGGTGAAATTTGCATGACACCTTTAAATGGCACAAGAGCTGCTGCTAGCTCTCGCGGCTATGGAGCGAATACTGCATTTTCTAATCCAACGCCAACAGTCGAATATTTGGTTGTTGCTGGCGGCGGTGGATCAGCTTATACATCCGCATCTGGCGGCGGTGGCGCAGGTGGTTTATTAACCGCTAGCGGTTTTGCGGTGGCTGCTGGAACTGCTTTGACAGTTACAGTCGGTGCAGGCGGCGCGGCTAGAAGCAGCGGTGGTAGTCAAGGTAACAACGGCAGCAATTCAGTATTTTCAAGCATAACTGCCACAGGCGGCGGTGGTTCTGGTGGCTGGTCTACAAGAGATGGTGCCACAGGCGGCTCTGGCGGCGGTGGAACTATGGCAGATTATCCAAGTCCTATTACTGGCGGAAATGGCGGTTCAGCGACTTCAGGACAAGGTAATGCAGGTGGAAACGCTAAATACAACAGTGGAGATAATAGTGGCGGCGGTGGTGGCGGTGGCGGTGCTGGCGCGGCAGGTTCAAATTCAACTGGCACGACAAACGCAACTGGCGGAGCTGGCGGCATAGGTATTCAGTCATCAATTTCAGGAACTGCAACTTATTATGCTGGCGGCGGCGGCGGAAGTGTTTATGGCGGCAATAATCGATCTGGCGGAGCTGGCGGAAATGGCGGCGGTGGTCAGGCAGCTAATAACAGTGGCACAGTGCAAGCACAAAATGGAACTGCAAACACAGGCGGTGGCGCTGGTGGCGATAGTAGCCAAAATGAAAATATTGGCAAATCAGGCGGCTCTGGAATTGTAATTATTCGATATGCAGATTCTTATGACGATGCAAAAGCGACTACTGGATCACCAACTTTTACTAATTCAGGCGGTTACAAGATTTACAAATTCACCGGATCAGGAAGTATCACTTTCTAATGGCACATGTAGCTGAATTAAATGAAAACAATGAAGTCATTCGCGTAATTGTGGTTAGCAATGATATTGAACCAAATGTTGAACAATGGGCAACAGATTGGGCTGGCGGTGGTAATTGGAAGCAAACTTCTTATAATGGAAATTTCCGCAGACGATTTGCTGGCATCGGATTTTCTTATAATGAAAATTTAAATATGTTTATCGAACCAAAATGCCACGAAGAAGCAATATTAAATGAATTTGGTGATTGGGCTTGCACAAACGTGGAGCATGAAATTGAGTATCCAGAAAGTTCTTGATGCAGCTCGCGCTGAAATCGGCTATAACGAGAAGCCAAACAATAATAACAAGTTCGCTAAAGTGGCTGGCCATGCCAATTATCAGCCGTGGTGCGCAACTTTTATTAGAGCTTGCTTTATTAAGGGCGAAGAAGCGAAAGCAATTCCAGATACAGCCTACTGCCCTCACCTTGAATCATGGGCGAGAGCTAATAATCGGGTCATACCAACAGCCGAAGCTAAACGCGGTGACTTGGTGTTATTTGATTTTAGTAGAAGTGGGCGAGCCGAACACGTCGGGATTGTTAATATCAATTTTTCTGAGAAGAACCCTGAATACCTACACACCATCGAGGGTAACGCTGGGGCTGTCTTATCCAACGAAGGAGATGGGGTCTTCAAAAAGAAACGTCCAATATCTCTCATTCGCCTTGTAATACGACCAGACTGGAGCAAAGAATGAACCTAAAAGACCCACGACTAATGGCGCTAGCATCTTTCCTAGCTGCTTGGCAGATTAGTAACTTCTCACTTGATTATCGCTCAATTCTTGGCGCGGTTCTCTGTGGAGTATTTGGCTATAAGGCTCCTGTGAAGAAATCATGACCACGCAAGACTTCTTCGGCATCTGGCTAGCAAGCGTATCCATCATCGGTGGGCTTGCTGGTTTTGTGATTACTCATTTGCTTAGCGAAATTAAAAGACTGAATTCGCGTGTCGATGAGATTTATAACATCTTACTAGAGCGACAATAAGACATGGCTCTAAATGACGGCAACTGCCGAACCAACGGCATTTACTGGCTAATAGAGGCAACCGAATGGATAGCGAGCGCAAAACATGGCACAGAGAAAGAAACCAAGCCGCGTTAAGACAGTGAAGCTAGAGGATTACACTCCTTTA